ATTTTGGATCGCGTTAGCCGCCGTCAGCGCCGCCCTGCCCAGCACGTTCAGGACGTGACCAAGCAGGGCGAGCGGGGCGATAACAACAACAAGCGCGATTAACCAGAGGGTTGCGGCGACCGGCTTGAGGGTCGGCATCTCAAGTGTTGTCGATCCCTCCCAAGCCCCACGCCTCCATTTGTGTCACGACCTGATTCATGCCGCCGCGAAGGTGCGTGTAATTTCCACGCTTAACACAGACGGAAATATGGTCATCCCACATATGGCTGATAAACTTCATCGAAATGGCGTAGTCGGCGGCAATCGGGCGCGGTTTGGTGTCCTGTTCGTAGTGGCGCAATTCCACCTTGAGGCCGCGCTCCTCGGTACGCTTCGCGATAATATCGAACTCGTCTTTGCGGCATCCAAGGATCGCCACGACCGGGAGCTTGGCGCGCTCCTGCCCGTTTACCTTGCGCTCCTGCTTGTCGAGGGTCCGCATATGTTCCTCGGATGTCTCCACGCGCTTCCGCAATCCTTCGACCTCTTCCAGAATGAGGCTGTTCATTTCTTTGAGTTCGGCGTTTTCTAGCCGGATGTCGTCGAGCATCTTGGCGAGCGATTGCGCCGCCGCGACGAACGGGTTGAGCGACACCTCGGCAAGTACAGGCGCGTTTTTAGATGGAGAAACGACCGCCGCCGCCCCAACATTACCGCTTTCCGCTTGGGAGTGTACGGTTGTCGGTTGGCCGGCCGCAGGCACGGCGGGAGGGATTGGAGCCTGCGCCGTTTTGGTCGGCGGTCGTTTCAATTCGTTGGTGAGCGCACCGAATGCGCCGCACTTCATGAGGATTTCGCGCGAGGTTAGAACCTTATGGCGCTCCTTTGGGAGAAGTTGGTTTTGCGCGGAGCGCACGGCATCGAGGACCATGCGCGAGCCGGCCCAATCGTCCGCCGAGGGAATTGTATTGAGGCCGTCAGCACGTAGCCGCGCCGCCGCGAGGACGACGACGTTGTTGAGTTCATCGCGCGACCATCGGATATAATGCCGGCCGCCCTCAGAGTAGGGGATGCGGCCTGAACCGGGTTTGCGAACCGGGATAATAATATGCCGTGGTTCGTGCTTTTCTGTGTGCTCCCCGTTCGCCGCTCCCCCGTTTTTCCCTTCCCCCTCTTCCCTTTCGTGCCCCCCGTTTACCTCGCTTATCCCGTTCACCGCTTCCTGTTGTCGTCCTATCCCTTCATCGACGGCGGCCTCCAAGTCCGCGCGTGTCTGAATTTTAGATACATCGGGCTCTAGTATTTTTGCTACCATGACTTTCTCCTTTTTTTTCTTTTTGTTTTTGGGTGTGTGCTTGCTTGGTGCAGGCCGTGCAGGCCGCGAGGCTATCGGTTGTCCGGTGAGCTTGGAAAGTAACTCAGGGGCTAATTCGCTGCCCCTGTGCCATAAGTAGTTGTGATCCCGAGGGCAAAACTTGCGCCTCAATTCCATAGTAACCGGATCGGGTATATCCTTGGGGTTGCTAATCGTTTTCATGCAAGGATTTTGCGGCTTATGATTTAGCGTTTTGGCAACGCGACCCCCTGTTTTTCCCGGCCCCTTGCTGTGACTGTTTTTCATAGGTCATTGCCAGCCGGAGGCGCATAACTAGGCGCACATCCGACACACATAATTATCGACCCGTCCCCGCCCCGGTTGTCAACACGGGAAAACCCCGGCGAATGCAACTTGCAATGTTGTTAAGGGTCCGGCGATCCCTCTCCCATAACGCCCGGTTATAGCTCTGAGCCCCCTGTTTTACCTGCAAAGCGCGGTGTGTTTCCCGGCTTCGCCCCAATATGCAGCTCCACCGGGAAACGGCCTCTAAATCAGGCCCGTCATGACCTCGCTTCCCACTGCCTAGCATTAGCGTATCTAATTCGTCAATATCTTTTACAGGACACTAAAAAAGCCGCCCCCGTTGGCACGGAAGGCGGCCCTTTTAATCCAGTATCCAATCCAGTATTACAAACAGCGGGCGCGAACGTACTCCGCGACGCTTGAGAAGCCGGCCGCCTTCGCGAGCGCGGCAAACCGCGTGTGCTCGTCATCAGTCACACGGATTTGCAGGAACTTAGCAGAGGGCACGGCCGCCCGTCGCCGGTAGGTGTTGCCGGCGTTGCCGTGTGGCTTGGGCTTTTGCGCGGGTTTAGGCTTAGTCATCGACCGGCTCCCCCGTGACCTCGGCAATGAGGTTTTTGGCGCTCGTTAGATAGGCCGCGACGCTTCGGACCCCATCAGGCCCGAGCGCGTGCGAGCGGAGCATCAGGATCGACTCAACCGCGAACGCTAGGCCGCGCAATTCCTTCAACAGTTTTTCTTCGTTGCTCATTTGCTGGCCTCCTCACGGTTGACCTCGCAAAACTCCTCAAACGTGCATCCGCCCTTGAGGTAGTCCGCCGCGCTCGTTGCCGTGCGCTCCGTGCCTCCCATCGTCGCGGTGTACGCTTCGCGGAGTGCGCGGTGTGAATGCCGGCGCGCTTGGGTTTTGGCGTCGGCTAGGTTGCCGTTTACGAACGTTTCAATCAGGTTTTTAACTGCGCTCATGGTGTTAGTTTTTGGCGGGTGTTTTTGTGTTGGCAATCATTTGCGCGAGGGCTTCGTTTTCCCATCGCTTAGGCCGCAAGACGCGCAGGCGTACAACGTCGTGCCCGCGCCGGATATGCGCGACGCACGCCTCTATTTGCGCGGGTGTGCTTTCCGGCATCGGCAAAACCATAAACGAGCAACCGTCGCGGTTCGCTAGCTCAGAATGCCACGCGATCCCGGCGTGCGCGCAGTCAGGCCAAAGTTTATGGCAATGCGTGAATGCCCACTTGCGTTCGTGCTCATCGCGCACGGCAAGCGCCTCAAACCCGCGTTGAATTTGCCCCCATTGCTCAGAGGAAAAATCGCGCGGGACTTCCGCAATCGCCGCGACCCCTTCACAAAAGAAATAATAAGGCCGCGTGCTCATTGGTTGCCCCTCGCTTTGTTCAACGCTTCGCGCGCTTGTTTAAGCGCCTTCGCCCAAACGGCCGCCGCTTCCGACATAGGCGCGTCCGGCATGAATTGGTTTTTCGCGTTCGTGTTGTTGACGATGAACGCGAGCGCGAAAATCAAATCGGGCAGGCCGGTTTCACGGTCAATAGTTTCCGCCTTCACCGTGGAGTGCGGCAATGGATAGGGAAGGGATTCGATGGCGCGGACGGCGCGCAAAGCGCCGCCCGATTGTTGACTATATTGAGTGCTCATTTTTCTGGATTTTGTTTCGATGCGTGAGTGCATCGGTCAACCCTCACGCGCTAGGCGCGAGGGTTGACGGGGAACTCACACGTTTGCGCGGGTTCTCAAAACGGCGCGTCCGCGTGCGCGGGCACCTCGGGAATTGCAAACCCGGTCGCGATTTCAAAAAGCCCTTGCGTGTGTTTATTGATCCACGCGACCGCCTCCCATTGCCCCTTGGAAATGCGCCGGGTAGTTATCCCGAGGGCTTTGCATACGGCGCGCGTGCGTGCGTGCCGCTTGTAGGAGTTCCAAAACGCGACGCCGGGCACTCCCATGACGACGGCCTTAGGTTTGCCCTTGGACGTTTCTTTAATGTCGGCGGCCTCCCATTGAATTTTTAGGTCGGATATGTCGGCGACGGTTAGCGTGCTAACGTGAGGGACGGCGGCGTTTTCGATTAGGATTTGTGTGCTCATTTTTCTGGATTTTTAGAGGGTTAAAATTTGCGCGGGTAGGCGTTACGAGCAACAGCCGCAACAAGGGGCATCCTCGCAACGGCCGCGCGAGTTCTGAAACGTTTCCGCTCCGCTTGAAAAGCGCGCGTAAACGATGCGCGACGACGACGAACGGCGCGCGCGCGGCGCGTACGTTGACGGCCCCGCGTTCGCGACGATGGAGCGCGCTTGCTCCGCGTTTGCGGTCGGGACATCCCAACCGTTTAACGCGCGGTTCCAACGGCCCCCGAGGGCTTTGATTTGTTCCTTAACCGGGTAGGTGTTACCTGTAATTAGTGTATGCATTTTCTGAATTTTTCTGGATTTTTTTTGATGCGTGAGTGCATCCATTGCCCCCCGATTTCTCAGGGGGCAAAAGGGAACTCGCGCGGGTTAAACCTTCGTTTTGAATCCCTCGTTTATCACGTAGCAGGCTTGCTCATAAACCTGCATCGCCCCGGATGCGTCGGCGGTTTCTTCGCCTAGAAAAAGGCCCTCAATCATGACCCCGGATGTTTCGCAGGTCATCAGGGCAAGGATTTGTTCAAGGCGTTGGCGCGTGATATACTGATACGTCGGAAGCGGTTTTGATTTCATGGGAAGGATTTACTTTTGCGCGTTTGCGCGGGTTTTTTGTTTGGCTAGATAAGCGGAAAACGCTTTCGCGTGAATGCTATCGGCGCGGGTAACGCGCGTGAGTTTTGGCGCGTTCAAGCGGCCTTTTCCTCCCCTTGCTCCTCACTCGCATACTTAATGCCCAAAACGTTCTCAAACGCGCGTTGCGCTTGCGCGGCCGCAATGACTACCAATTTCCGATCCCCTTTGATTGCCCGTATCCACGAGTCGAGATAGCTAGCCGATTGCCCTATGGTTTGCGGACTGATGCCGACATGCGCGCAAAGGAAAGCGCTCCCCATCTCCGCGCATAACTCCTCTTTCCCGTACTTATCCGAGCCAAACTTTGCCCCATCGGTCACGCCGTCGCGGTTAAGGCGTTTTGCGTGCCCCGTTGCGTGCGTGAGTTCGTGGAAAAGTACCGCGTAATATTGTTCGGCCGTGAGAAAGTCTTTTAGGTTTGGCATTTTCACCGCGTCAAACGTTGGCGAGTAGCAAGCGCGGTCGCCGCCGTGAGAAAGCGCGGGTTTGTCCGGCATCGCCGGGTAAATCTTTTCCGCGTCCGCGATGCGTTCGTGCTCCGCTTTAACGGGCAACGCCGGGATGCTCCATTTGATCCCATCGACTTGTTCAAGGTTGAAAACGGTATAGTAACGCAAAAGCGGGATGACTTTCTTTTCGCCGGTTTTTTCGTCCGTTACGGGGAGACGTTTCCAAAAGACAATGGGAGTTCCCTTTTCGCCCTTGCGAACGCTTCCGCCGAGTTCGCGCGCCTGATTGAACGTAACCCAAAACGGGCACGAACGGCCTAGCATCGAAAGCATAAAATAATTGATCCCCCGATATGCTTTCTTGCTCGCGTAGTTAGTCGGCAAAAGGCCGCCATTAGCCGGCGATTGCCAAGGCTTTTGCCAAGGCGCGACGCCTTTTTCCAACATTTCCAAAATTCTGTCCGTGATAATTTGATAAACGTCCGCTTTCGCGACGGCCTCCCCTGTCTTTTTGTTCGTGCTCATTTTGTATTGTTTTTCTGGATTTCTGGATTTGACGCCTGAGGGCATCGCGCGGCCTTCGCTTTCGCGAAAGCCGGACGGGCTCTCAGAACCAGAGCGAACAATGGTTTTGATTCGGGTATTCGTGGATTTGAACGTGCCCCGAATCGCCGTGCGGCGTTTTCGCTTTCATTGCTTCGCCCTGCGCGAGTGCATCAGCCCTGTCCTTCACCGTGATTTCAGACAGGTGCAAAACGTCGTAATAAGGGCCGTTGCGTTTTGTGAGGGGCGTGTGGCCTAGGCGTGACCAAACGTGCAAAGTTGCGGCGTAAGTTGTGGCGGTTTTCGTGGAGTTCATTTCGTGCGTGTTTTTGTTTTGGATTTGCTAACGTGCCCCCTTCATCGGCCGCCTTTGTTTCACTGTCAATACAGTAATAATTCAAAACAACTCTTTTACAAATCCCAGTAGCGCAGCTTATTTGCTTTCTGACTGTAATAAGGAAAACTACTTGACGACATGCCCGACCCCTCCCCCCCTAGTTTAACCTGAGATATGAGCACGCAAGGCACGGAAAAACCTGTTTCGCGGAGAACAAAGGCAAACCGTGAGAACGGCAAAAAAGGCGGCCGGCCTGTTGACCTGTTAGACGTGGATCAAATCACGAAAACGGCCCTTGCGACCGTTGGTGCCGGCCTAGGCTCGCGACAAATCATAAAAGGCGAGGAAAACCGGCCGCCCGTATGCACTTGGCTCAGTCTTGCCGATAGGATTTCACCTGAGGCCGCCAATTGGCTCAAAAAGGCCGTTGGTTGCTCGCCTGAGGAGTTTCGCGACCTGCTAGGCTCACGCTTAGAGCAAGTCGTCGCGCAGGCCGTGAGCACGTTGGAAACCCGCATTGCCGATATGAGCGGCCGCGACCTTGCTTTGACGTTCGGAATTTTGAATGACCATTTGCTGAAAACTCGGGGATTTAGCGGCGCGGGATCATTAACCGTTCATCAGACCAACGTGCAAATTAACGGCCTCTCACGCTCTGATGCGTTGGCGGCCCTCACGGGCAAACAAGGGCTGAAATTAGACGCCGATTGCAATGGGTTTGCTCGTAGCAACGAAAGCCCGCAACGCGCGCCGGCCGTGGAAATCACGGTAAATTCTGACAGTAAGATTGTTGGCGCTCCGCGTGCCGATTCTGACAGTAAGATTCTGGATCAATTAAACGGTGCAACGGTTACGCAAACCGTTGGTCGCACCTCTGAAAACGGCGGAAATGTCCGCGAAAACACCTAACGTCTTGGACACTATGAGCAACGCAAACCCAACGAAAGCAGAGCAACGCAAGCAGGGCCAAACCGCTTGGCTTCGCGAACTGTTGAAACGCAACGATTTAGACGGCGCGGCGCGCTACGCTGCGAAGCACGGCCTTTCTGACTGTCAGAATGTCGCCGAACTTGACAGTCAGATTGCATCGTCCCTTCTGAAAAGACAGGGCACAGGGGGGGCGGGGGTCGCGCTTGAGCGCGCGGGTGGGAATATGTATCCATCCACTTCCCCCCAATTTTTTTCTACAAAGGAGTCGCCCGACAATGGTTTGCGTGTGAATTTGAAACCCGGTGAAGGCGTGCAGATTTTTCGTGGCGAGTACGGAGCGGTACAAACTGAAACGCCCGAGTGCCAGGATGTGCCGCCATTTGATCCGCCGTACACGGTGAGAACGGAAGGGCCGTGCAACGAGACGGTGCCGCAAGTGGGCATTCCGCGTGATTTGGAGCCGGCGAGGGAGAAACTGCCTGCTGGGGTTTATTGGGCGGTGATGACGGCCAAGATGCAGAACCAGCGGCGATATTGGGCGACGATCAAGGGTGAGCGTGTGCAGGTGTGGGTGACGCTGCGGGATCGGGCGAAAATGATCCGGGTGGTTGGGCGGACGTTGCCGGTGAAGGTGAACGCGGATGCGTTGCAGGGCGGCTATGTTCTTTGGAAAGGAGGTGCGGCGTGAGCATCGGGACGTTGACGAGCCGGCAGATCGCGGAGCGGGAGGCCGAGACGGAAATGGTCGAGCTTACGTGGGAGAGTTTGCACGCGCTATCGAGTTCTCCGGGAGGCAATGGTTTTACGCGGGCGCAAATCCTCCTGATGGGATTTCCGTACCCGCCGCCTGCTGGGTGGCTTAGGAGCCTGATTGGGGCGAAGGTGAGTTTGGCGGGGTATGAGCGTGTTCGGGAGGCGGCGTCGGTGAAGGGTAAGGCGTCGCGAGGGATGGCGAAGCGGATGCGGCGGGCGGCGAAGAAGGCGGCAAAGCGGGCAGTTCGTGAAAATCGAAATAGGAGCCGTCTTTGAACCAGCGGGGTTTTTTGGAGCCGATGGCGGCGTAGGGCTCGCAGCGGGTGAAGCCGAGTGATTCGGCGTGGCGGATGACGGATTCACGATAGGCTTGCACGTCGCTGTCAATGCGGACGGGTGTACTGTTTTTCGGATACAGCTTGCGGCGCAGGGCGTTGTTTTCGTGGCGCAGGATGTGAAATTTTCCTTCCCACAGGTGGGCTTGCTGCCATGCGGCGCGGGCGCGTTGATTCTGCTTGTCGATGCGGGTTTCGGCGAGTTGGGCGTAAAAGCGGGCGGTTTCTAGGTTGATGAGGGAACAGGTGGGAGCGTGCCGGCCGTCGATGCGGGTGTGGGAGCCGTAGTGGCATTCTGGGCAGGGTCCGGGTAGTGGGAGTGGCATGGTTGTTTTTTGGGTTGGTCGAAATAGCAGACAGGCAGGCCGTGGGCGGTGGCTTTTTTCCAGACCTCGGGAGTAAGGGCGCGCGGGCAGTGGCGGAATTTCGTGCAGCCGTCGCCCTCGCAAAAGGTCATGTCGCGGTAGTTGAGCACGGGGTCACGTCACCTCGGGGAGCAGCACGAAAACATGATCGGGAGCCGGGACGCCCTTGGGGACGATTTGGATGGAGATGCCCGATTTGACCATATCGGCGATGGTGGCGTTTTTGGGGATCATGACCCACACGCCGAGGGCGTTTCTGAATACACCGTGCGAGACGGGTTCAGGTTTTTTGGCGCGCTTTTTGGGCGCTGGTTTTTTCTTTTTCATGGGAGGTTGTTGGCTTCCTTGTAGGCGGCGGCGATTTCGAGAGAGGCGTTGAGGTCGTCGAAGGTGATATGGATGGTTTCGCCGTCGCTCAGGCGTTGGATGGTGGAGCGGGCGATGATGCCGCGCAGGGTGGCAATTTCGGCGTACAGCGTGCCCATCTCCCCGCACATGCGCTCAACAGTGGCCTCCGCTTTAAGCGCCCGGTCGAGGAGCGCGCGCTGTCCTATCGCGAAATCTTTTTCGAGGGCGGCCGTGGACGCCTTGAAGGTTTCGATCAGGCCGTTGAAGCGGGCGATTTCCTCGGGCGTGCTCATGGGGTATTCGGGGGACGAACCTTGTTTTCGATCATCCAACCGCGCATTTGGCCGACCATTTCGCGGGTCACGCCGACATCCATTGCAATCGCCGTGTCGGTGCCGTCCCAATTATGAAAAACCGCGCAGAGGGTTTTGAGTACGGCGGTGTCCCGGTAAACGTGGTTTCGCTTGCATCGGTTGTCTTCGGCGATGCCGAGAATCCGCATGGCGTTGCGAACCGTGATTGCGGCGACGCCGAGCTTTTCGGCGATGTTGTGAACGTTGTAGCCGTCCGCGTTGAGGGTGCGGATTTGTTTTTCCGCCTCGGGGTTGACGGTGCTATGAAAGATTTGGGAGCGACTCATGGGGCGGCGTCCGTGGGTTTTGCCGTGGCCTGTTCGATGATGGCGTCAATTTCCTTGTGCAGCCGGAACAGGATGATTTCGCCGTCCTTTTCCTTCATTTGGGTGGCGGCGTTGATCGTATTGAACATGGTGATACTGCCGGCGCAGAAGGCCATATAGGCGCGCTTTAGCTGGTCGGGCGTGCAATCGCCTTCGAGGACGGTTTTATAGAAATCGTCAAACGACGCCTTGATTGACCGGGGGACTTGGAGCGGCCGGAGCCGGGAGGTTTTCATGGGTGAGGGGTTGAGGATACAGGTCGAAGATTTCCGCGCCGATGCGGAGCGGGAGCGCGCGCTGGAAAAAGCATTGCACTTTAAGTGATGCGAGAACGTCGGCGTCGTGGATTTTCACGGCCGAGTAACCAAAGCCGACAAGGGTTTTGTACTCCTCGGGGATAAACCAGAGGCGCAGGTCGTCGAGCGAGATGCAGCCGAAGCCGCGCGCCATGCCGTAAATCCCGAGGCGTTGGAGGGCACCAAACTGCTTTTCGGAAAACATCAACCGGGCATAATCCTTGGGGGAGCGATCCGCCGCCCATTTATGGGAAAAGCCCGGTTTCCACGGGCCGCGACCCTCAACGTCTTGGATTCGATAAACGGTAGTCATTCGTATTCGCGAAGTTATTACACTGCCCGGCCCTGACTTTGTTTTTGGTGTTGTGAGCAATAACTAACAGGCGGGCAAGCGCGACAATGCGCCTAATTGTACGCATTAGACTTGCTTGTTCTACGTGGAACAATGGATAAGCATACCTAATCGCCATGCTAGGCCAGAAGTTTTTCACCAATGAGCTAAAGCTCGATTTCGGAATGCCGTGGCAGGAGCGTTTCACGCGGCCCGAGCTTTACGAGTCGTGGACGGACGCGGCCATCACGGCCGAACTGGAGCAAAAAACGCTCATCGAAAACGCCGCGATCCTCGACCCGATACAGTTTGGTTGGACGCTCCCCGGTTGGCGCGAGGTCATGGAAAATTGGGCGGCCTACGACACGCATTGCGTCTTTGGCGGCAACCGATCCAGCAAGAGCGTCTTTTGCGCGCGTCTGTTTGTGGATTTGCTGATGCTCATTCCCGAGGCGCAAATCCGGTGCTATCACGTCAACTTGGAAAAGAGCATCGCCGAGCAACAGGCGTTTATTTGGGACGCCCTGCCCGACCGCTACAAACAAATGCCCCGCCGCAAGGGCATCGCGCATTCGATCCAGTATTCACAGAAAAACGGGTTTGTCGGCGGCAAGTTGATCCTGCCCCCGCAACCGGGACGGCGGCGCGGTTCCGAGATGATTTTCGGGACGTATTCACAGTACAAGGACGATCCGCAATGCGTCGAGGGCTGGTGGGCACACGCGATTTGGGCGGACGAGGAGATGCCGCTCAAAATGTTCGAGCGCCTGTTGACCCGCCTGTACGACACCAAGGGCCGCATGGTCCTGTCGTTTACGACGATCCAAGGTTGGAGCCCGCTGGTTGCAGACATCCTAGGGCGCGTTGCGGTCCTTCGCCGCCGTTATAGTCACCTCCTCAAGCGGGAAATCCCGGTCGCGCAGGAGAGTTTGCGCCGCAAGGGCACTCGTATCTATTATTTTTGGACACAGGACAACGCCTTCATCCCGTCCGATGTCATCGAGAAATTGCGGGGCCGGCCGCCCGATGAAATCTTGGCGATTGCTCATGGCATCCCAACCAAGCCGGCCCTGTCCAAGTTTCCGAAATTCGACGAGACGGTGCATGTCATGGAGCACAACCGGCTGCCGTGGCTCATCCCGGCGAAGGAGGACACGCCCGAACTGGAGTTCACCCGCTACCATGTCATCGACCCTTCCGGCCGGAAACCGTGGACGATGCTATGGGCCGCCGTCGATCCGGCCGGGCGCATCTACGTTTACCGGGATTGGCCGGACGAGGCGGCCGGCGCGTGGGGTGAACTCAACGAAAAGCCCGAGGGCAAGGCGGGGCCGGCGCAACAGCCCAACGGCTTCGGCATCGGTGACTACGTGGAGCGCATCAAAATGGTCGAGGACGGGGAGGAGATTTTCGAGCGCCTGATTGACCCGCGCCTAGGTGCGGCCCTGTCCGTCACCAAAGAGGGCGCAACGTCGATCATTACCGAGCTTGAGGACGCCGGGATGCTCTGCCTCGCCGCTCCCGGCCTGCATGTCGATCACGGCCTTTCCCTCATCAATGACCGCCTGAGCTACAACCAGACCGCGCCGATTTCGGCCATGAACACCCCGCGCCTGTTTATCTCCGACCGCTGCACGAACCTGATTGAGTGCATCAAAAACTACACGGGCGCGGGCGGCCCCGATGAAGTGTGGAAGGATTTCATCGACTGCCTGCGCTACCTGTTGGAGCACGGCGCGGATTTCGTCTCCAAGGCGGACCTGCGCCAGAGCGGCAAAAGTTTCTCGTACTGATTTTAACCCCGAAAATGTCGTCATGCCTTGGATCGAAGTTGGCCTGCGCGGCCTCCTGCTGGTGTACGAAAGATTTCACCGCAAAACCCGGCGAAAGAAAAAACCCGTGATAAATCCCGACGAATACCTTAGCGCGTTGGAGCACTTGGCCCGGCAACATTGCTGCACGCTTGAACAGCCGCGCGGCTACGATCTGCGCCGGGAGGGAACACTCCTGACAGACTCGGGCTTTCACCCCGCCCACACGGAGGCGCTATGGCTACTGGCACGCGCCGGGCGCTTCCGCATCGTTGAGGACGGCGAGGGCATGGTTGTTGGTTATTGGCCGGAAAACGATCCCGAGGCGGCCAATAAGTCCGGTTAATACTGGACAATACGCATTAGGCGGCCTTATGCCGATTAAATGGCATCGGTGAACAAGGTGAGCGCGCAACAGGCGGAAAACGATCCGGCCTTTCAGATTGCGCCGCCAGACGGGGACGGCCCGAACATGGGAGCCCTGCAAACGGCGTTTAGTCGCACGATGTCGGATACACAACCGTACCTCGACCAATGCCGGCAAAACTACGAGACACGGTTTGCGATTTGGAACGGGCAGGCGGCGGACGGAAAGAAACACGCGAGAGAGGCAGGAGGGAAAATCGACCCGACGCCGTGGGATGGGGCGAGCGATTTGCGGGTGTACCTCGTTGACGGGGCGATCCGGTACAAGGTGGCACGCAACGGCATCGCCCTCCGCAAAGCGAACCTCGTTGCCGTGCCGGTGAACGGGGCGGATATAACCCGTGCGCGCGTGGTGAGTAACTTCATGAAGTGGCTCGTAAACACGCAGATTCCCGAGCTAGACCGCGAGGAGGAGTTGCTTTCAAATTATATCGAGGAAAAGGGCGTCGCGGCGACCGGGCAGTTTTGGGAAGTCTGTCAGGAAAAAACCCTCGTCACCCTGCGCCTGTCGGAATTTCAGCAGCAGTTTCCGCAAATGGATGTGCTGGCCCTCATGTCGGAAGAGGCGACCGCCGACCAGTTGCAGGCGATCCTTGAGGAAATCTACGGCATCAGCGCGAAGAAGGCGAAAGCGGTCCTCAAAGACCTGCGCGTAAAAGGAGAATCCGCCGTGCCGATGAACGGCCGCAAATACTCCCGCCCCGTCGTCCGCGCCTTCTGCCTCGACCGCGATTTATTCATTCCGTCGTGGGCAACCGACATCGAGACGTGCCCGTATATTTTCCGCGTCGAGTATTTTACGGCTGAACAACTCCGCGCGTTTTCCAACTCCGAAGGGTGGGACAAGGGTTGGACCGAGGCGGCGATTATGAAGTGCCGGGGCCGCATGGTTACGGTCATCCCGGACGCGACCCTGCAACCGATTTCGCGCTCGTTTATTTATATCGACCGCAAAGTAATGTATACCGATTTGATCGGCGTCGTCTTTGCGTATCAGCGCCTCTCTGACGACGAGGGCGTGCCGGGTATTTACCTCACGATTTTCAACCCGTTTTTATCGAAGGACGCCGCCCAACCCGGCTATGCCAAGTTTGGCCTTCTCGGGTATCAGCACGGCGAATACCCGTTCGTCCTGCACCGCAAAGAGTACCTTTCCCGTAAGCTCCATGACTCGCGCGGGACTCCCGAGACGGGCAAGGCGTGGCAGGACCAAATCAAGGCGCACCGTGACTCGCGCATTGATGCGGCCTCCCTCGCCATTGTCCCGCCTTTCGGGTATCCGCTTGGCCGGCCGCCCGCCCGGTGGGGTCCGGGTGTCCGCATCCCCGAGCGCCGCCCCGGCGAATATCATTTCATCGACAAGCCGACCGGCGACGTAAACACGGAGACATCCGAGGATCGCCTGATGAAGTCGTACAGCGAGTACAACGGGATCAACGGCGAAGGCTCCGACCCGGTGCTCACGAACACGCTCAACCAGCACGAAGTTGAAAAATTCCTGATGGGTTGGTGCAAGGCATACCGGCAGGTCTGGAAACTGTATCAGCAGTACGGCGACGAAGAGGTTTTCTTCCGCGTCATCGGCCTTCAGAACGCGCAGCCGCAGGTTTTCAAAAAGGGCGACCCGAGCGAGGACTACGATATTTATATGTCGTGGGACGTGTTCAGCATGTCGCCTGAACAGCAGACGCTAAAACTCGAAAACATCGCGAAGATTTGCGCGACCGCCGACAAGTACGGGCAGGTCGATTATTCCGAACTCCTGCAAATCCTCATCGAGTCCGTCGATCCGAACGTTGCCGAGCGCATCATCCTGCCCAAAGACACGGCCGCGAAAAAGTTTGTCGAGGAGGAGAAACAAGCCCTCGCGCAAATCTACTCCGGTTTCGACGAGGACATCAAACAGGGCTCGCCGCCGCAAATGGGGTTGCAGGTCATGCAGCAGTATATGCAAGCGCCCGATGTGCAGCAGCGTTACCAGAGCGACGAGGCTTTCAAGGGCCGCCTCGACAAGCGTTTCAAGCAATACAATTTCCAGATCACGCAGGAGCAAAACGCGCAAATCGGCCGCCTCGGTGCTTAGTACATTCTCACGTCCTTCCGAGTGGCCGGACGCCGAGGCATTCAACCGGGCCGGCGCGGAAACGGCCGTCGCAGTGTGGTCAAGCCGCCAACTTAACGAGGAACACCCCAAGCGGGTATCCGATCCCATACTACAACAGGCCATTGCGGCCGAAATCCAAAAACGATGCGCCTCTTCCCCTACCGTAAACGCCCAATGAGCGTGTTCGCCGGCCCCTTCGACCCCGAAGACCCCGGCCCCGTGCAGGGCAACCCCGCCGAGGGTTGGTTTCTGGAAACGGGCATGGGCCGCGTCCTCGTCAAAGAGGGTATGTGGATCGTGCAGGGCGAGAGCGGCGACTACTACGCCGTGCCGGGGTACGATTTCAAACGCATCTATGAAGCCATCGAAAAAGACGAAGCCGGCCGCCCTGAAAATAAAGACATCGAAAGCCCGGCGTGAGGCCGGACTGACGCGCGAACAAAAACGCGCGCTCATGGAGGACTCGCTCAAGCAGCTTAACGGCAACCCCGCCTTTGAAATGTTCATCGACGTGGTTTGGGAACTCCGCGAATCCGCCGTGAAGTCCGCCTGTACGCAGGGGGTCACGGGCAACCCCTCCCTCGTCACGGGAGCCCTCGGGGAAATCTCGGCCTATGAGGACATCTTATCCATCGTCGCGCAGTATATTAGCGATACTGATTGACAGATAAGAACGGCTAATGCACGGGTTTCGTCACTAGGGGGCCACCCCCCTTGAGGCTCTTGGGCTTTTAACCATGTCGAACGAATCCACAGTGACCACTACGCCGGTCACTTCCGCGCCTAGCGCGAATGAAGGCGTCGATAAGTCTCGCAGCGGAAACCTGTCAGTTGGTCAGGCCGCCCTCCAACTCCTTCAACGGGGAGCACCGGAGAACCCGACTAGCAGCGCAGAACAGGCCACACCCCCGGCTCCACCTGAGTCCGGCGAAACCGCTCCCCAACCTGCGCCTGTCGAGGCAGAAGCCCCGCCAGATTCTTTTCCCGAGGTAAACGCCCCCGAGGATCAACCGGCCGAAACGCCGGGCGAACCAAAGGACGGCACCGCTCTTTCACACGAACTCCCCCCCGAACTCCAAGCCAAGATCGACAAACGCATTGGCAAGGAAGTCGCCCGCCGCAAGACGCTCGAAGAGGAAAACGCACGGCTCAAGGCCCAGCTATCCCAGCCGCCTACGCAGTCCGCAACCCCTCCACCCGCGCCAAGCCCCGATGAACCTCTCGGTCATGTGACTGACGTTCAGGCTCTCGCTCAGGAACACCACAACATCAAAGAGGTAAAACGTTGGGCTCAGGCTCAACTCCTCCGCGAAGACGGTAGCGAAAGCATCGAGGCATACGGCCGGACATGGAGCAGACAGGATTTGCAAGCAACCGTCCTTAACGCCGACCGCGTACTAGAGGACCAAATACCTGCCCGCTTCCAGTTTCTTCAAGCCCGCAGTCAGGCCGAAGTAAACGCGCGACAAACCTTCCCGTGGCTCAACGATCCGCAAAGCGCGGAGTACGCCGAATACCAAGCAGCTTTTAAGCAATATCCGATGCTCGCCAAAATGCCCGATGCCCCCTTCGTGGTGGCTGTTCAGATCACGGGCCGGCAAGCCCTTCAAAAGCAGCAGGAGGCAGCAGCCGCAGCGGCCAAGAAAAAGCAGACGCCGCCAAAGCCAAGCTCGCCGCCTCCCGGTTCACAAACCGCAGTCGGCGCGGCCCCCGCTCCCATCCGGGAGACGGTTCAAGCGACCGCCCAAAAGGCGGCCGATGCAGCAGTTCAGGGAGCGAAAGTGAAAGGCAACCTCACGCAGAAGGATATGGCGCGGCTTCTCTCGCAGAAAGCCCAATCGACTCGTTGAGTAAATGCCCGAAGCAACAACCTATAATATCGTCGGTATCCGCGAAGACCTTACGGATTATTTGACCATTCTTGAGCCCGAGGATACGCCCAAGCTCTCCTCGTTTAACAAGTCCCCCCGCCCGACCTCCTATTTTCAGGAGTGGCAGGTTGACAACCTCTCCCCGGTGCAATTCCCCGGCGTGCTTGAAGGGCAGGACGTTTCCGCCTTCGCCAACAAAGCACAAGCCCGCGCCCGCATCGGCAACTACGTGCAAAAGTTTTGGCGTCCGTGGGCCGTCTCGGATATTGTCGAGGCGTCCGATGTGGCCGGCGTGGCGAATGAAGTCGCCAACGCGAAAGCCAAGGTTGCGCGTGAAATCAAACGCGACATCGAAGCCGCCATCGGCTCCGACAACGAGATGCAGGCGGACAACGGCTCCGTGCCGTACCTGTTTCGCGGCCTCGGCAAATGGATCGGGCCGGCCTCCGGGCAGACCGTGCATCCCGTGCCCGCGCTCTACGAAACCCCCGCCGCGTCGATTTCAACCACACTCACGAACGCGCTTACCGAAGCGATTTTCAACAGTGTGTTTCAGTCGATCTTCGAGGTGAACGGCGGCAAGCGTTCTTACACGCTCTTTGCCGGCCCCACCCTCAAGCGGTATATCTCGCTGTTTCAGCGCGTCGAAGGCGCGGCCGGTACGACCAAAACGTATCAGGTCACGCAGGGCGCGGAGGAACACCGCATCGACCTGCACGTTGATATTTACGAGGGCGATTTCCACACGGTTACGATCATCCCCGATTTGTTCAACGGGCTTGTCTCCACTCCCGCCAACGCAACGAGCTTCCCTTACACGGATGTCTCCCGCGCTCGCGGCTACGTCATCGACCCCGACCTTGTAGGCGTGGGTTACATGATCGGTATGGAAAACATGGAGTTGCCCGACCTCGGCGCTGGCCGCCGTGGCCTCATCAAATCGGTTCCGACCCTCATGGTTAAGAACCCTCGCGGCCTCGGCAAGTTCGCGAGCCTGAGCTAACCGCCAACCAGTAACCACAAGGAGGATACTACAATGGCAAACTTCAATATCACCATCCCCGGCGCGCGTGTTTCCCCTCTCATCCAGTATGAGAGCGGCATCATCGGCAACGCCGTCCGCTACCTCATCTATGGTTCGGACATCAAGGTTGCGGCCGCCACCGGCATCACCGACACCATCACCGTCCTGCTTGGCAAGACGCCCAAGAACTTCGCCATCGTCGGCGCGTTTGCGTATATCTCGCAGGCGTTTGCCGGCCCCGGTGGACTCACCGCCCAAATCGGCACGCTGGCAACTCCCGCCGCCGTCCTCGACGTGGGCAGTGTGCTTGCGACCGGCTTCAAGCAGCCCGCAAACGGCATCTACTCGCTGGCAATCAGCGGTACGGCCCCCGTGGAGTTCTATGCAGTCTTCACCAGCGCGGTTTCGGGCGGCCCTGCCGCAACGACTGCCGGCATCATCGAGATTGTTCTGCAAATCCTCGACTTGGATCAGTTGTACTAACCCAAACACTACAACCCCGGCTCACGCTTAACGGCGCGGGCCGGGCCTTTTTGCATGTTCGACGAAGCGGAATTTGCTTACGGCCTGCACGACTACGTTTTGAAAAACGTGGATAAGGAGAAGGCGCGCGCCGTGCTCAATCAGGCGCGCATTGCCCGGATCATGCAGCAAGCCGGCTCCGTCTCCATCAATGGCATCGGCCAAAAAATCGGCTCCATCGACGCCCGCACGTTCTTCCGGTGGGAGCAACAACTCCCCGGATGCTGGCGCAATGACGAGTTTCGCAAGGAGTTCCTTCGCGACAATCCCAACGCCCGCGCTCCCGGTTACACCGGACACAAAAAGTGAGAACGGTTAATTACTCCGACTATCTCACGGGCGTCACCGCGCTTATCGGCATCCCGATTGAGGGCTTGCACGAACAGGAACGCTCTTGGCTCGACGCCTACTTTTCCAAGGCCCTGCGCGGCGCGTGGGAGGCGTCCAACTGGCTCGACCTGTGCCCGTACTCGGAAGCGCGCATCCCGAAAAACTTGGTGGAATATCCCAGCGACTACGCCCTTGGCGGCTGGCTCCTCAACGGCGTCACCATCGACACGGTTAAAATCTCCAACCCGCTCGACGGCCGGCGCAACGCGCAACGCCTCCTCGAAACGGCGACCAATTCGCCGCACGCAATCAATATCACGTTTCCCAATCCGCTCCCCAATACACAATACGTGTATCACGGATACGTACATGCGTTTAACCGGGAGTGGGTTTATATCACGGCGAGCGATGGGATTCAGGCCGTCACCGCGTTTTTCAACATCCGCCTCGGGACGCTCGGCACAATCACAACTCTTACCGGCCTTGGCGTCGCGGCGATCAAACCGCTCGCGGGCGGGTGGTATGAAATCGCCGTCACCATGACGAGCCATGCCGACGCCGGCTATCTTCCGGGCGGCATCACCGTGGGCACTTCGGTTAATGGTTCGCTCCTGTCGGAACTCGGCGACCCGACGCGCGGTTTTCAGGCGTTCGGCATCACCATCACCCCGAACAACCCGCCCGGCCCCAACTCGTTTTTCATCCCGTGGGAACAGCCCGGCGAGCACACGATTGACGCCGTTTTCGAGGTGTGGGGCACAAACCCCAACGGCTTCCTGCCCGGCGCGCGCTCCGCGTATCAACTCACCGATTACGGAATACAGTTTATTTGCACGACTTGGCCCTCCCCGGTGTGGCTTTATTACCGCGTGGCCTGCCCGTCCGTGCGCGCCACCACGTACAACCCGGTCCTGCCTTATGGGACCGGCCGCCGCGTCCGCTTCACCAACGCGCAAGGGATCATCAACATTTACACGGCCAAGGCGCTTATCCTGCCCGGCCAAAGTCCCGACTCCCTGCCCGCCCTATGGGAGCTTTTGGAAATCCCCTTCCTGTTTCTCGACTACCTCATTCAACAGGCGTTCGGCGACTGGCTCGCAATGGACGGACAGGCCGACAAGGCCGCCGCCGCTTATGGATACGCGCGCACCTTCCTCGACGATCAACTCGACAAGCAGGAGCGCCAAATGGGCTACGTCGCACCGATCAAAATTTCCACGCACCTGACGAGTCAAAACCGGGGACTCGGTATGGCGGCACAATCCAACCAACCCGGTTTCCCCAACGGCCTCGGCTTTGGCTTCTGATATGGCTTACACAAATCTCAACAACCTCTATCCGAAGCCCGCGCGCGATAACAAGAACGTGCTCGTACCTTCGTTCTCCCTCGTCGTCGGGGCCGCTCCAACGGCCGTGCCGGCGACGACCTACGCCGACCCGCGCGTTGACCTCGTTTTGGTTCAACCCGTGGCGGACATCACCGTAACGTTTGACGGGAGCAACCCGACGACGGACGGATTTTTGGTCAAGGCCGGCGTCGCTGAATTTTGGTCACTCGCCCGGCTTCTCGCCGCGCGCTTCACGGCCGGCGCTTCAACGACCCTGCACACGTCTCCTTTCCAACTGTAACCCATGAACAAAACCGAAGCCCTCCGCATCGTCCGCGAGGCGTGCGCCTCTGTCACCGCCAACCTGCAAACGCATCAAATGGTTCAGCAGGCGCTTGCCGTGCTAGAGCGTGAACTCACGCCGCCGCCCGCCCCGCCCGAGCCCCCCAAGGCGGAATAGTATGCAATGGATAGATACCGTAAATATGGCGAGGGAGACGACGTGCCGCTTAACGACGGCGACGGGTTTTTTCGCGGCTTCTATTCGCGGTTTCAGCCCACCTCGTTGACGCAGGGGCAGGCGTTTTATTCCGGCAATATGCGGATGGATCGCGGGACGTGCCGCGTCCGCAAGGGACTCAAGGCGCTGGCAACGGACATCGTGCAGCCCAACCCGCCCCTCATCGTCGATATTGCCCAACTCGCCCTCGACGTTCCGGTTTCACTTCTCGCGCGCGTGGGCGGGACCGTCACGGCCGATACGGCCATCCCGCACGGCTATGTGAACGGCGACCGCATCAACATCGGCGGCGCGGTGCAAATTGAGTACAACGGCGATTTCAATATAGTCGTCACCGGCCCCTCGCAATTCACGTACACGATTGCGACCACCCCATTCAGCCCGGCAACCGGCACGATCCTCGCGAACAAAGGCCCGCGTCTTTTCGAGACGACCTCGACGCAGGTTGTCGGCTCCGGCGACTACGCGGACGTTATCACCAACCAGACCGGCATTGTCCTCGCGCTTGAGGGCACGGCGTACCTGTACCGCAACGGGCTTTCGACCATCGCCATCGGCTACCCGGCCGGCGAAACCTGCGATGTCGGCGACCCCTGCGACATCGTTCAATTTCTCGGCCGCGTCTTTTTGTTTCGCGGCTACAAGTACGCCGAACCGCAGGACATCCCGCCGCCAACCAACGCGGCCGGCGTCGCCACCGTCGTTACGCCCTTCCCCCA